AGAGACAGTAGAGGGAGAGAGAGCGGTAGGGACGGTAAGCCAGGGACGGGGAAGACCTTCTGAGTACACCGACGAAGAGGGAGACCGGATCTGTGCGTGGATCGCAGAGGGCAAATCCCTGCGGAGTTACAGCAGAGCGACGGGAAGAGACCTGACGACGATATACCGGTGGTTGAGAGAACGCGGTGATTTCCACAAGCGCTACGCGCGCGCGCACGACGACCGGGCGGACACTCTGGCGGACGAGATGGTCGACATTGCCGACGAAGCCGCCAGCGGCACCCTGGAGGAGATCCAGGCGGCACGTCTGCGCGTAGATACCAGGAAGTGGATAGCCTCGAAACTCAAGCCGACCAAGTGGGGCGATATCCAGGTGGCGGCGCCAAAAACGAACGTGACATTCAACATCGGACTGCCACAGCGAACAGTTGGTCACACTGTTCAACCCACAATCGACGTGAACGCCATGCCAGTATTGGAGCGACCCGCGGAACATTGATCCGGTCGTTGCCGGTATTGAGGGATGGCATGCATCATTTTCAACAGTTGGTGAGCCCTTTGTTCTGGCTGTACCAGGACGGTGGCACCACCCCGTTTTGAATGGGCTGGACCGGCTGGCTGGCTGGACGGCTGGCTCGTCGCGCTGGACCCCCGGCTGGACCAGAACGACGACGACCGGCGGCGTTGAGGCTCCACCACACATACCTATTCACACGCACTGGCTCGCACACGCGACCCCCACCGGACCAAAGCGTTCGACCCCCTGGGGCTACCTTTCAGTCTGGATTATTTTTTTTACATGCGCATAAGGAGTGCTTATGGATACGCATGGACTTTATCCGCACGAACTACAGATGCTACTCAGACGGTTTCAGCCGCTCCGAAACGTGACGGTCCAGTATGAGTCTCCCGAACGGCAAGCGATTGCACCGCACGTTATGACGGTCTGCGGGTACGTTTTGATCGATGGGGAGCCGAAGTACTACGAAACGGAAATAAATACGGCGCTCTTCACGGGTCCGGATGACATAGTCCTGCTGGTCAGGAACCTGCTCCGTTCTTTTGAGGAAGCGTCAATGGCTGCTCGATCGGTCGCATGAGGGTGCTTCTCCTCGCTCTCAAAGGTCTGGGTGCCTCCCTACCACCAAACTCAGGCGGCAGCGACGCCGGATTATCGTAACCGGCACCTTTAGGAGAAGGCTGTGGATAACTGGATTCATCGGTCCGCGAAGATGAAGTGCGCGACCTGTATGTACTTTGTGCCGAAACTGCATGAGAGTGCGGTTGAGGGAGATCTAATTCGGATTGGACGTTGTAGACGTAATGCGCCCACCTCAAATGGATTTCCTGCCGTCTTTCCTATGGACTGGTGCGGCGAACACAAACTGGACGAAAACAAACTTGATTAAACGAGCCACGACCAATCCTATTGGTCGTTAAAGGATTGGTATGGATCAAATGGTATTTAACTGGCTGGTTGCGCTTGCTGGCGCATGCGGCGGATGGATTCTCAAAATTATTTGGGACGCCATCCAGGATCTTAAGAAGGACGTCCGAAACATGGATACAAAGATGCATGAAGACTTTGTACGCCGTGACGACTTCAAAGACGCAATGGCAGAGCATAAGAAAGATATGCAAGAGGGGTTTAAAGAGATCAAAGACTTGATTGGTGTTTTGTTCAAGAAACTTGATAGCAAGCAAGACAAGTGACCTCAAGAGGAATGAATGGACCCGATCACCTTACTGGCTACTGCGAGCGCGATATGGTCTGGAATCAAGAAGGCTTCAGAGTTAGCGCAAGAGGCTGAGGGAGTTTTCTCCCAACTCTCAAAGTATTGTGGTGTTGCCGATCAGTTAGAACAGGCGATCCAAAAAGAGAAGAACACTCCAAAGAAGCCAAAATTATTCGGCAACACCGAAGAAGGAAACGACACTGCTGATGCCTTCAATGTCTTTGAGGCAGAGCATAAGTTAAAGCAGATGGAGGCTGACATCCGACATGAGTTTTTGTACGGAGCCTTCTGCAACCTCGAACATGGCTTCGGTGGAATGGATGGTTACGCCAAGTTCTGCAATATGCGCCGGGAGATTAGAGCCAAACGCATCCAAATGAGGCAAGAGCAAGAGCAGATGCAAGCAGAACTCTGGGACAACATCATCCTCTGGGGTGGTGGATCTGCAATCGTTGGTGTTGGAATCTTTGTACTTTATCTGTTGATTTCCATGATCATTGAATTTAAGGGGTAAAGATGTTTAAGGAACTCACCACTGAAGAAATCGAAGTCCGTGTTTGGGCGATTATCGTAATGATGCTCGCGTTAATCCTGCTCATGTCTGTTGTCGGCATCATATTCGGAGTGATGTTTATAGAACACGACATGGAGCGCATTAGCCCTATTGACCAAGCGTTCCTTGGGATTCTCAAGGACATCATGCTCTTGTGTATTGGAGCCGTGGGCGGGATCGTCGGTCGCAAAGGTGCCTATGCCGCAGCCAACGCTCTGAAGAAGGAAGAAGAGCAGAAGAAGGCTGAGGAGTTGTAAGCATGATGGATACGCTGATCGGTCTTGTTAAAGGCGCAGCCCCTGCTGTTGCTACTGCCCTCGGTGGACCGATGGCTGGCAAGGCTGTCTCCATGATCTCTGGAATGCTCGGCGTGGATAACAACGTCGAGTCAGTGACCAAGGCTCTCCAGGCTGACCCCAGCCTCGCGTTGAAGTTGCGCGAACTCGATCTTAAAGAGTTGGAGTTGCACAACGCCGATCGGAATTCAGCCCGTACTCGCGAAGTCGAGATGGCAAAGGCTGATGTTCATTTCATCACGAAGAACATCACGTCTCTGCTTGCCATTGGAACTCTTGCGTCAACGATGGCGATGACTGCATTGGTGTTCTTTGTGAATTTCCCTGACAGCCAAGAGAACATCATCATCTTCGTCCTTGGCTTCCTATCAAGCGCTGCAACTCAAGTCCTGTCTTACTACTTCGGCAGTTCCGCCGGGTCAAAAGAGAAGGACGAAAAAATCAAAAGGCTGCTGACATGAACCTGAGTAAGAACTTCACGCTGTCGGAGATGATCAAGAGCGAAACTGCTCTGCGTCACGACATGCCGAACGAGCCTGGGGAGAAAGAGATTGGCAACCTTAAGTTACTTTGTGAAAAAGTCCTCCAGCCCGTCAGGGACCACTACGGTAAGGGTGTTAAGGTCAACTCCGGATTCCGCCACCCAGAAGTCAACGCTAAAGTTGGTGGAAGCAAAACCTCAGATCATTGCCTCGGGCAAGCGGCAGACATTGAGATTCCAGGCGTAGCAAACGCCGAGTTGGCAGAGTGGATCAAGGACAACCTTGAGTTCCGCCAATTGATTCTGGAGTTCTATACCCCAGGCATCCCCGACAGCGGTTGGGTGCATGTCTCGTATGTTGCCGAAGACAACAAAAAGCAAGTCATGACCGCGACCAAGAAAGACGGCAAGACCGTCTACTTGCCGGGTCTGGTTGCGTGAAACCAAGCAAGTACCCAACGTACGACCCGCGGGTGGATGGGAATGTATTCCAGTGGCTCATAAGTTCAGCGGAATACATCAGGGAGAAGCGGAAGTACGAGGAAGAACAGCGGAGGATCTATGGCAAAAGCAACAGCAGCGAAGAGAGTGGGCGGGAAGTTAACCTACCTGGGAGAGGAGTTTCCGGGGTTCAACAAACCAAAGAAGGCACCAGCGGGGTCAAAGCACAAGATGGTCGTACTCGCCAAGAAAGGGGACGAGATTAAGAAGGTGTCGTTCGGTCATCGCGACTACGAAGACTACCGCCAACATGGTAGTGAGAAGCGTCGCGAGAACTACCTTGCTCGGTCTGCTGGCATTCGCAACAAGTCTGGTGAATTGACGAAGGACGACAAGTTCAGCGCTAACTACTGGGCTCGCAAGAAACTCTGGTAATGGAAGTCAACTACGCCCCACCGGGTGCGGCGTGTGAAGCCTTTCACCTGGACAACTCTTTTGTACGTGGCTTGATGGGACCTGTAGGTTCCGGCAAGTCAACAGCATGCTGTTACGAGGTCATGTCCCGCGCGCTCGAACAGGCGCCTGGATCAGATGGCATTCGCCGCTCTCGTTGGGCGGCTCTGCGTAACACCTACCCTGAATTGAAGTCCACCACCATTCGTACGTGGATGGACTGGATGCAGGACATAGCCGTCATGAAATGGGATACGCCTATTACATCGATGGTCAACATCGGGGATATCGGAGACGGTACTGGTCTGGAACTTGAAGTCCTGTTCATTGCTATTGACCGTCCAGAGGACGTGAACAAACTCCGGTCCCTCGAACTAACTGGAGCGTGGATTAATGAAGCCTCTGAAATGGATAAAGCGGTTCTTGACATGTGTACCCAACGCGTTGGGCGTTTTCCTTCGAAAAGGGTCGGCGGTCCAACGTGGACTGGAGTCATCATGGACACAAACCCACCAGACGACGACTCCTGGTGGTACACAATCGCAGAAGAGAATAGACCCGACACCTATCGGTTCTTCCGACAACCGGGCGGTCTCTACCAAGACCTCGACCCAAAAAGCCAAACGTTCAAACAGTACATCCCAAACCCGCAAGCGGAAAACATCCAAAACCACGCGCTCGGGTACCAGTACTACCTCAACCAAGTAGCAGGTAAAACTGAAGACTGGATCAAGGTCTTCCTGCTCGGAGAGTACGGGACCACGCTTGATGGCAAACCGGTTTACCCAGAGTGGAACGAAAAGGTTCATCTGGCGCAGGACACGCTCAAGCCGATTGATGGGATGCCGGTTATTGCGGCGTTTGACTTTGGCTTAACCCCTGCATGCGCATTCATCCAGATGTCGCCACGCGGACAGTTGTTGGGACTGCGTGAACTTGTGTCCGAGGACATGGGTATCCGGCAGTTCTACTCCGAGGTGGTCCGCCCTTTCATCCTCTCCGAGTTCCCGCGGAACCGGATCGAGGCAGTGGGCGACCCGGCTGGAAACATTCGAGCCCAGACCGACGAGAAGACCTGTATGCAGGAGTTGCTGTCGCTCGGCATGGTCTGCGAGCCAGCACCGACAAACGAATTCTTGGCGCGCCGTGAAAGCGTTGCTTTCTTCCTGCAACGCATGTCTGGCGGTGAGCCTGGGTTCTTGCTTGACCCGTCTTGCAAGATGTTGCGCAAGGGATTCAACGGGGGATACCGCTATGAGCGGTTGAGATCCTCTGGCACAACAAAGTTTAAGGATCGACCCGTGAAAGATAAGTTCTCCCACATTCATGACGCATTCCAATATGGATGCTTGCATCTACGAGCCGAGATGAACCCGGTCCGTGCGCGCACCATCCGTGAAGCGACCACAGGCGGCTGGGTATAGACATGGCACTACAAACCACACGATTACAGACAGCGCAGGAAGAGTCGAAGATTGAGAGTGAGATCGTTATTCTCTCTTTGACCGCCTACATTAAGCGTTGCTACGAAGAGGCGAAGTCCGCCAGGTCGGACATTACCGAGCGTCTGCTGCGCTGCGAGCGCCAGCGCCGTGGAGAGTACGACCCGGACAAACTTTCCATGATCCGTGAGACCGGTGGCTCAGACATCTTCATGATGCTGACGGACATTAAGTGCCGTGCGGCTGAGTCCTGGATGAAGGACGTCATGTTCTCGACGGGTGAAAAGTCCTGGAGCCTGACCCCCACCGCCGAGCCGAGCGTCCCCAACGAACTGCGCGACGAGGTTATTGAAACAGTTGTTGCTGAAGCCAATGAGATCCAGATGTCTGGGATTGGGGTTAACCCCAAGGTCATTGACGCTCGTATGGGCGAGATCTACGAAGAGGTTAAGAAGCGCTTAAAGGAGAAGACCCTCGAAGCAGCCCGTGGCATGGAGAAGCGCATCCAAGACAAGATGGAACACGCGCACTTCAAGGATCGCCTGGGCGAAGTGGTCTACGACTTTGCAACTTTCCCCTGCGCATTCATTAAAGGACCAGTCATTCGCAAGAAGAAGGTTCTGAAGTGGGGCAAGAACTGGACGCCAAAGGTCGATGAAGAGATCGTCGAGGACTTTGAGCGCGTCTCCCCTTACGACATTTTCCCCTCGCCTAACGCCGTTACCACCCAAGACGGCTACATCATTCAGCGTCATCAACTGACCCGTGTTGACCTTGAGGGTATGCGCGGCATGCCGCAGTACAACATGCAAGCGATTGACGAGGTTCTGATGACCTACGGGACCACCGGTCACCGTGAACTGGTTCAGTCCGACACAGAGCGCAACCTGCTTCAGGGTCGCAACAATACCCTGGTTGGCACCGAACTAATCGAAGGCATTGAGTTCTGGGGTCCAGTCTCCGGGTACATGCTTCGCGAATGGGGTATGGACAACGTAGAAGACTGGCGCGAGTATGAGGTCAACGTCTGGGTTGTTGGCAACTTTGTGATCAAATCGGCTCTGAACGTCGATCCTCTTGGTCGCCGTCCTTACAGCAAAGCGTCATGGGAGAACATCCCCGGCGCATTCTGGGGGCTGGCGTTGCCTGAGATGATGCGCGACGTGCAGATTGTCTGCAATGCCGCGGCTCGCGCCTTGGCAAACAACATGGGCATTGCGTCTGGTCCCCAGGTCGAGGTCTCTGTTGACCGACTGCCTGATGGTGAAGACCTGACCAAGATGTACCCCTGGAAGATCTGGCAGACCACATCAGATAGAACCGGTGGCGGTCAGCCAGCCGTCAGGTTCTTCCAGCCGAGTATGAACGCCGAGACCCTGCTCAACGTGTACCAGTACT